GCGTGGCTTGAGAAGCGGGCGTTTGAGAAAGATGTGGCGCAAAATATGTCGCTGCCGAGAAGGTTAAGGCAGAGAATACCGGAGTTGTCATTTTCATAATAGGAGGAAATATGGCAAAGGAAGAAAAGAAGGAAGTAAAGGTTGAAAAGAAAGAGGCGGCAGAGAATGTTATAAATAAAACAGGCAGGATTAAGACAGAGGAGAAATGAAGATAATAGAATTGTTAGCGAGCCAGCTTGACAGGGAAGCCCAAGAACACGAGGTAAAGGCGGCGCAGCACATCTTCACTGAAGGAATTGAGTTTTGGCAGTTATGCCTTGAGGCGCAAAGGTTAATACTTGAAAGGGAAGAAGCTAAAAAATGCTTACCATCTCAGCCGATGAAGCCCGTCGTTGGCGCATCGAAATAGAGCAGGCGGAAAAGTTCAAGGAAGATGAGTTTGGTTCTTGCGCCAAAGGACAGATAAGGGGCGTAGGCGAGAATATCGGGTATTTTGAGAATGGATATTCTTCAAGGTATCTCCAGGAATATTCCAAGCGCGACCCGAATTATCTTGTGCCGCTTAACATTGTCTATCCCGTGGTGAAGAATGTTATCCCGTCGCTGTATTACAAAAATCCATATATCGTAAGCATACCAAAAAGAAAAGCGGATGAGGACAGCGCGCCCTATTGTTCCGCGATAATCAACCATTATTTTCGGCAGCTTGATGTTAAGCGGATAAACCAGCAGGTTCTTTTTGACGCTTATATGCTTGGTTTCGGGGTATGCAAAATCGGATATGCCACGAGGTTCGGCTTAGATATGGAAGACAAGGAAAGAGACAGCCGCAGGGAAGAGGAGAAGAAGAAGGGGCTTCTTGAAATGTTGGGATTGCGTAAGCCTAAATCCGAAGAGCCGCTTCCGCGCAATATGGAATTGAATGAGTTTATCGTCGCTGAAAGCCCCTATGTAACCTGGGTAAGCCCGTTCAATTTCGGCATTGACCCGATGGCTTCGTCCATCTATGAGGCAAACTATGTGTATGAGAAGATAACCACTACGCTTGACAGGGTAAAGGCGAACAAGAATTATCATAACACTAAAGACCTGCGCGGGATTGACCTTGAGCCTGGATTTGTGAAGGATATTCCTGTTACTCAAATTGACAAATTTAAGCCGATAGAATTGTATGAGGTGCATTACAAAACTGACGAGGGGATAAACATATTGGTATTGGCTAAAGACCAGAGTGAATATGTGGCGCTTCGCCACGATGAGAATGTTTATGATATAGACGGATTTCAGTATGAACTTCTGACATTTAACAAGCACGGTCATAAACTGTATCCCCGTTCGGAGATTGACATAATCAAGCCGTTACAGGATAGGGTCAATAACACCTTTGAGAATATCCTTGAGCAGTTGGATAAGTTTATGACCAAGTTGGCGTATGATGAAACAGGAGTTACGCCGGAGGGCAAGATTGCTCTGCGCGATGGGATGCTTGGTTCGCTTGTTGGCTGTAACAAAAATCCCGCAGATGTGATAAAAGAAATTTCTATGACGCAGGTCAAGGGCGATTTAATGCTGATTATTGATAAAATGATTGATATTATTTCCCTTGAAACCGGTATCACCAGGGCTATGCTTACGGGGCTGACTTCCGCAGAGACTGCTACCGAAGCGCAGATAGGGCAGGCAGGGCAAAATTTAAGGCTTTCCGATAAGGCGGATATGGTTTCTGACTTTTCCAATCGCCAAGCGCGAAAACTCTGGCAGGTCATAAGGCAGTTTGTGGATTTGGAGAAGGTGGAACTTATTACGGGTGAGACCGCCTATGATGATGTTACAGGAACACCGAGATATTCCTGGCTTGAGCCGATTGATAAAGATATGCGTTATAAGCTGATTACCGGCGAATACGACCAACAGATAGAGGTTGGCTCAACCCAGAAGCCGGACTTACCGGTATTACGCAAGCAGGTTGAAAACCTTGTGAATATACTCGGCGGCAAAGGAGTATTGGAAGCATTTGCTGCGCAGGGATACAAAATTGAACTTGCTGAGATATTTAAGAAATACCTACTGCTTTTCCCTGATGTATTTACAAATATATCAAGGATAATTAAACCTATACAGCAAGCACCGACGGGAATACCGCAAGGGCAGCCGCCAATGGGGAATCCGCCGTTAGGAACGACAGGCGGAGGTATTGGCGCAGTTCCTCAGCAGGTGCAGAAGGCTCCACCCAACCCTGCCGATATAATGTCGGAAATCGGAGGCGAGAAAGGTGGGAATATCCCCATAGCTTAATATGCCGCGATACCTTTGGAACGAAAAAGAAAGGAAACTGGAACTGATTGACGACGGGTATAAAGACCCAAATGCGGGGCTTAACGGCCCCGTGTATTGCCCTGATGGCGGATATTTTGATAAGGCATTGAATAGGCGGTTTGAAAGTAAAGCAGAGAAACGGGCATTTATGCGGCAGGGTGGGCTTAAGATGGCAGGGACTGATGACAAGCATTGTCCAGGGCCAGAGGCGGGATTAGGCAAGACATATTATTCGTTTAGCGGACAAAAAACTTGTAACCGAGGATATAAATACAGATGAGCGGAGATAATGGAAAAGAAATAAATCAAGGAACTCAGCCACAAGAAGAAAAGCCAATACAGATGGTTATAACTTTTCATCCTACGACTGGAAAAATAGAAGTTGTGGGGCCGATAAACAATAGAACCTTATCCTATGGAATGTTAGAGATGGCAAAAGAGGCAATTTACGATTTGAAGGAAAAAATGAAATCACAGATTCAAGTTCCCGGAGGCGGAATTATGAATTTTGTGAGGAGAAAACATTAAGGAGGTGTAGAAATGGCACTGTATGACACGAAAGCGGCAAAGCAGTCAGGCAAGGGCGCGCCAAGAGACGGGTGCGCAAGGGATGTTTCAATACCAAAAGGCGCGGCAACCCGTTCTTATGAAACAAATCCTGCGAAAGGTAAAGATGTCGGCAGGGGAACTTCGAAGGTAGTCGGTAAATTGGGTTCATAGGAGGATAGTGTGCCATTAGGAAAAGGCGTCCGCTATCGTTGGAAAACATATCCCGGCGGTAAGAAGGTAAGGCTTGCATTTCGCAAAAACAAAGTAATTGAGGTAAAGAAAAAAGGCGGACAGGCACATATGGTCAGAGGATACTAATATGGCTAAGAAAAATAAAAAAGAACGGATGATGGTGAAACACCGTCAAATGCGCCGAATAAAGCACAGGAGAAATCTCGGCGATATGGATACCGGCGATAAGGCAATGATGGTAAGGGGATACTGATGGAGATAAAGGTTACCATACCTGACAACAAGAAGAATGATTTGGCGATGAGGCGTATGGATTCGCTGGAAAAAAAACTCGACCAGCAGTATAAATCCTTCATTGATAAAACTGATAACAGCCAATCCATACAGAAACTGCAGGACTCGCTGATGAATAGCTTCAATAAGATGTTGAAAATGAACAAGGCGATGATGAGCCAGAGCCATCGGGAAAAAATGGACTCTATGAGGGACGAATTTGCCAGAAAGATAAAAAGCATTGAGGAAAGAAGCGATGACAATAGGGATATTGGCATATTTTCCCGCAAGTTACAATCTTTAGAAAGGGCCATAAAGAGTATCACTTTGAAACCACAGATTGTAAGGGTGCAAGGTGGCAATGATAAAATATTATTCAAGTCCTTTAGTGGAATTTTGCAAAGGTTAGAGTCGTCAATAAGAGAAACAAGACCCCGGATGTATCCTTCTCCGAGTTAATCGGTTTGGCAGATAACCGTTGAAACTGCTGGCAGCGATGCCTTATCCACGCAAGGAGTAAAAGATGGCAGACGAACAGGAACAGGGCGCACCAGCGGCTTCGCCCTCCGCATTGGCGGATGCAATCGCCTCATCGCCAGAGGCATTAGAACAGAAAGCTCAGGGCTCGCAGGAGGGAACTGCGCAAAAACCCCAAGCTCAAGAGCAAAATGTTCCGTTTAATGAACACCCGCGTTTCAAAGAACTGATTGAGGAAAGAAACTGGTATCGCCAGCAGTTGGAAAGGCAAATGCAAAACCAGCAGCAGGCGCAACAGCATCCTCAACAGCCACAGCAACCGACGCAAGAGTATGGTAACACTCCCGAAGAACGGGAATTTTACCGCTTGCAAAGGCAGATTGCCAGAGAAGAAGCAGAGCGAGTTTCTGATGAACGGCTTGGTCAGATTAAGCCTGTTATTGACGCAGGCAGGATGGAGTTAGCGCAGATGAAAACGGCGCAATTCCGCTCTGGACACCCTGACATTAAGCCAAATTCGCCGGAAGAAATCGCTATCGCCGAAAGGATTAGCTCCGGTTATCTGCCTGAGGATGCCTACAAGGCTGTAATGTGGGATAAAAAGTTTGGAGAGGCGCAGGGACAACAGGAACAGCAAAATAGACAAAAGACGGA